TTCACATCACATAAAGCTGTTACTTGAGGCATTAATCATTGTGGTAGCATTAATTTGTGCTCCTACAGTGGCTGGTGTCATAAGTGCAGCTATAAAGAAAATTTCGACTTACACCCACGGACTAAAGGCTTGTTTACAAGCTAAAACGACTACGGAACATGGAATATTAGGACTACTTGCGCTTTCCACTATAACTTTGTTATCTGGAAAGAACAAGTGGAACTTAGACACATTGACAAAACAAATTTCAGCCTTGCCCAGATTTGCTGCTGGGGTTGATAGTATATATGATGCTGTAACTGATATTATTGCAGTTGTACGAAAAGAGATTTTCGTCACATATTTTGGCTTTCAACCACAGGAATCAGCAGAACTGGATGAGGAACTTCACCGATTTAATCAATTGATGGAACAACTGACCCTTGCTAACCAAAACGGAAAACTTCTTACGTCTTCTGTCTTGCAATCAAGCGTACTCGAAGCAGAAATGCTTGGATTGCGCTTATTGCAACGCAGAGGATTAAATGATATACGACCAACTTTAACACTACAGTTTGCTCTGTTACGTAAAATAATAGACAGACTTGGACTGACCGGAAATACATCTAAAGGACAACGACTGGCACCAATTATAATCTATTTATACGGAAAGACTGATCAAGGAAAATCTAGTATGGTGACTACTCTTGCAACACAACTTTTAGCAAAAATTTGTGATGCTGAGGGTATTGATAAAAGCCAGATTTCAATTGGTGATATGATTTACGCACGAAATACGGAACAAGAATTTTGGGACGGCTATCACGGACAACTTATTACAGTTTTTGATGATTTTGCGCAAAGACGAGACTTTGCACAAGATCCTAATATAGAGCTATTTGAGTTGATTCGCGCTGGCAATACCTTTCCATATCCACTTCATATGGCTACGACTGACGCAAAAGCTTCTACTCTTTTTCAGAGTAGAATTGTAATACTGACCTCGAATGCACGACGACCAAAGATTGAATCACTTGTTGCGCCTGAAGCTGTATATCGCCGCATTGATGTGGCATATCAAGTACAGTTTAAGGCTCAATATTGTGAAGGAGATGCAGAACAACAAAAGAAAATACGCAAATTGAAACCGGAACATACGACTAGATATGACATTACAAAACAGGAATTTATTCCTTATGACATATCTAAAGAAACTGAC